TTAGAACCATTTGACGGTACATCCGGCGGTACATCGTTTTTTTGTACCGCCGGCCGGTGCGACGCGCTTGGTGACTGCTTCGAATCCCTTTGCGACTTCAAGACTCGCGTGCTCTGTGCTGCGAGTATAGTCAGCGGTCATCTGGACGCTGGCGTGGCCAAGATAGTGCATGACGTCAATCTCGGGTTTCTCACTGGCAATCGCTTGCGTAGCGAAGTAGTGCCGAAACATGTGCGGGTGGATCTTAATGCCGCACTCTTTGCTTACCAGGAGGCAAAGATACCGCAGGTGGGTTGGGCTGCATGTTTCACCTGTGCGGGTCAGCCACAGCCACGGAGTGCCGTCGAATCCATGCGGGTGAGCGCGTTTTCGCCGTGTCTCGGCCGACGTCACGGCCTGCTTGAGCAAGCCTACCAGCTCGCCTGTCACCGCAATCGTTCGGTAGCTGGTGCGCGTTTTTAGTGGCGCACCGGTGGGGTAGTGGACGCTTCGCTGCATGTCGATGGTGATGGTGGCGTAATCTGTCTTGTGGATCTCGTCGCGCTTGAACTCGATGGACGAGGTGCGAAGACCGGTCACCTCGCCGCTGCGAAGGCCGGTTTGAGCCATCACCAGAACCATGGTGTAATCGTATGCTGATAGAACCTGGTGGGCTGTATCGAGCCATTTTTGTGTGTTGGCAGGGGATTCCATCTTCTTCTTGGCGGCTTTACCTGCGTACTGCACCTTGCGAACTCGATTCTTGTCGAGCAGGTCGTCCATCACCGCCTGATTCAAGACGGAGTTGATTGTGCCAAATATCGTGCCGATGGTCGCGTGCGCCAGATTCTTGTCAGTGGCGAGTGAGTTCAGGAAGGACCGCATCTGTGGCTGCCTAATATCTTTAAGGCGCATTGAGCCAAGTGGCTCCTTGATGTATAAGTTCCACCAATTCATCTGGCTTTCACGGGTTGTGACCCGCCAGGTGCCTAGATCATCCTTTGTCTTGACGTAGTGGTTCCAAGCTTGCTCCATCGTGATTCTGCCAGAGGCGAGCTCGTCAAACTTGCCGAGGGCAACCTGTGACTCAAACTGCCGAAGGGAAGCCTCGGCTTCGCGCCAGGTAGCGAATCCGGATTTTGTGAACTCGTCGCGCTTGCCTACACCATTCTTGAATCCGCGGCGGACGCCATAGCGTTTGCCCCGCTTGGTGTCATACATGAAAATATTGGGGTGTTTTGGTACCGGCTTCCAGTCTCGCATAAAGCGCCTCCTGTGAATCTTTTTTGCTTTCGTACACAAACATACGTTCGGATAAAAGGTGAAAAGAATGCCCCGCGAACGGGGCGAGTGTCTCTACAAATCAAGCAGTTCTTTCTTTTTAGCATCGAACTCGGCTTGCGTGATGATGCCGTCGTCTAGCAGACCTTTGTACTTTCTGATAGCGTCAGCCGTATCTGTTACGGGCTGTATTGGCGCAGGTTGAACGTCATCTGTTGGTTCGTCTGGGGACGTGATCGGCGTGGAAAGAAATTTAGATAGCACTTCCACGTCGTCTTGGGACATTGGTTTGGTTGTGGCCGACCAAGAACTTCCATCGCCAATGTGTCCCATGATGTTCGCAGCAGTGGGGCTGGTAACCAGATAAGTCTTAGCTTTCTTTGTGTGAACCTCATTTTTCCCGGTCCCAGCTCCGACGATGGCGCCTGCTGGGCCGGCAATGACAGCTCCAGCGACTGCACGACCGATTCCGTGCTTTTTCTTTGTGTAAGTCTTGTCCTTGCCGAGTTTTACCTCGTCGGTTTCTCCGGGCTCCCATTCGATTCTGTCTACGATGGCGTCTGCATGATCACATCGCCCTTGACTGTCGAGAAAGTGAAACTGCCGTCCTGATTGTTTGAGGCCAATACTGCTTTCAATTCGTGCTGACCAAACCCGTCAGACAGTGGCACCTTGAAGCTGTTGTCCTTTTGGCCTTTTTTTTAGTCTGTGCTGTGCCAGTAGCTCACCTGTCGTCATGGTAAAAATGCTCATGTCATCGTCCCCTATATGTCTTGATCTGTCGAAAACAAGTATACGCCAAGAATCTGGAAATCCTGCGGCTCGTCCTTGCGGAAAACATACGGCTTAAAAGTCGGGTCATAGCTCGCTGGCGCAAACATCACGGCCAACGACGTTTCTTGATACACTTTGACGGTGCCGTCCTCGTGGTCAATGAGTACCGCAACGATGTCGCCAGCTTCTGGCCGCTGGTCTTTGCAGAATACAGCCGTGTAGCCGGGAAGCAGCCGCCGGTTCATGGATTCGCCGACAATCTTCAAGCCGAACAGATTCTTGCGCCCGTACCGCATGACCATTTCTTTGGTGACTGGAATTTTCCCGATAATATTTTGCTCGGCCCATGATGCTTCGCCCGCGTGAATCTCTCCATAGACCTTGATGGAGTCATCAGCGATGACCAGCTCGGGCTGTTTGTCTTGGCTATCAAGGTAGCCGGCCATTGCCATCAATTTGCTGGGGCTAACGTCATAAAGCTTGGCCAATTCGTTTAGCGTCTCAGCAGACGGCGTGAACGGTTTGCCATGGCTGTTGATGCCTTTCTCCGCTTGAGTGATAGCGGCGTGGCTGATTCGGCCATTCGAGCGTTCGGAAGCTTCACGCAAAGACATGTTGCCGCGCAGTTGACGCAAATAGTCTCCTAGTTCTGACATAGGCAAAACCTCCATATCGGTATTGTATACCGGGCTATACAAAAATAGTTGAAATTCCCAGTATATATTGGTTGACACGATGTATATCAAGGTATATGATTAGCTCATCAAGTAAGAGGGAGGCAAAATGATGAGCAACAAATTGAGATATTACCGCCGCGAACAAGACATCTCACAGGTGGAACTTGCGAAGCGGGTAGGCGTTACGCGCTTGACCATTTCCAACATTGAAACCGGCAAGACGAAGGATCCCGCAACCTCAATCACCTTGAAGATTGCGGCGACACTTGGGCTAAGCGTTGACCAAGTTTTGGTACCGAAAAAGTAAACCGAGATATACAGGAGGCCGCACGATGAACGAGATAACCATGGCCGAAAAGTGGCGTCTGATGAATCTGGCAGCCAAAAGGGTATTGATTCTGGTGACTTAAAGGTCAGCAAGGTGCAAGTACAAGGCATCCAGGATACCAACGGCAATCCTGTTGCCATCATTCAGACCACGATTTTGGCCGAAACAAAGGGCACCCAGCAGGATGCCCAGCGAGATTACATGTAGACGCCTGTGACTAACCAGTCAGAATTGAAGACCGCACCTCCGCCTGACTCGACGAAGACCGTGAAGCTTTGACCACGATATTTGGAGCGGTTGTGCATGAACTCGGCAGCTCATGGAAATGCTGTCAGCCCCGTTACTTACACTAACGGAGATTGCATCTGGAACTTCCCGTTCCGCGCCGGTGCGGCTATTAAGGAATTCCATATCTGCCATTTAATCACCTCCTTTGAGGTGAATTATCTCACATGTCAAATAACGAAAGAAGGAGAAACATGAACGAACTAATCAAGGTCACGGTCAACGAAAAGCACCAGCAGGTTGTCTCGGCAAGAGAGCTTTACAAGGGTCTCGAGATCAAGAAACGCTTTAGTGGCTGGGTCGAGCAGAACTTCGGAGGCTTTGAGGAAGGCGTTGACTTTACGACTGTACCTCAAGGTACGGTCGTTATCAGTGGTAACGGAACGGAGCGTCGATATGACGACTACGCGCTGACCATCGACATGGCCAAGAACCTGGCGCTGATGAGCCGAACCCAGCAGGCGCCCAGTACCGCGCTTACCTGATTGAGATCGAACGCAAGTGGAACGACCCGCAGGAAGTAATTAAGCGCGGCTACGAGTACCTCAAGGATGAGAACGTCCATCTCAAGATTGAGAACCGCTCGCTGACAGCACAGACGCAGCTCATGGCTCCCAAGGCCGCATACTTCGACGAGCTGGTGGAGCGTAATACGCTGACGAATTTCCGAGACACCGCCAAAATGCTGGGCAAGCACCAGAAACAATTCATCAATTGGCTGCTGGAGCGCCGCTTCATCTATCGAGATAGCCGCGGGGCAATCAAACCTCGGGCAGCGTATGCCAACACATACTTCACCATCAAGGACAACCGTCAAGGGTACCCGCAGACGTTAATCACGCCTAACGGCCGTAGCGCATTTCAACTGCTGCTTGGCGACGAGGAGGTGAGTGCATGAGCAAGGAATCAATCATCCAGGCATATCTAGACAAGGGCCAACGAGCCTGCATGGACTACCTAATCGACACTAATCAGGGCGACGCGCAAACCATCAACATGCAGTGCGTGGCGATGACCAAGCTGGAAATCGCTACCTGGTGCGCCGACGTAGCCGAGCGCTTCGTCGAACAACGGGCCATGGCTTAACTGTACCGCGAGAACTGCGGTACCGCCGCGCGACTTGTACACACCCATATCGAAGGGAGGTGAATTAGATGACAGAAGTAAACACAGAACAGCAATGTATCAAGAATGCCATGAGCAAGGCGATTCAACGGAGCGGCAGACAAAAGAAGGACATCGCGGCGGCAATCGGTATTACTCCGCAGAATCTGTCGAACCTTATCAACGACCCAAAGCGGGACGTTCCGCTTCCAACACTGCGCCGACTGGCCTTTGAGCTAGACGATACCGACTTCAAGTTTGAAGCAGCCGACTGGATGTTCGGCCTCGGATTCGCAAAGTCAGGCGTGAAAGTGATCCCGATTCCCATCGCGGTCAAGGAAGACGTCGACGATGAGCAGGACGACCGAGAACAGCTAGACCGCGAGGCCAAGCGAATCTTCAAGCAGGAGCCCGGCACCTGGGGAATGGCCGAAGTAAAGTTCATCCATCGCTATCGCAAGGAGCTTAACGAGGAAGTATCAGCCGAGCACCGGTTCCTAGACGCGATTGATGACGCACTCAAGAAAGTCTCGAAGGAGGTAATCGCATGGGCATGAGCCTAGACATGGATCCGGAGCTTCGGGAGATGATTGCAGAGCGGGCAGCTGAGAAAATCGCCGCTCGTGTCAAGCCGACGCCAGAGAAATCTATGACCCCTTGGTGGATAAGAAAGCCGCCGCCGCGTTCCTCGATTGCTCGACCAAGTACATCGACGAGTTTTACATGACGCAACCGGGTTTTCCGTATCACACCAAGGGCCGCGTGCTCCAGTACCGCATCTCGGAACTTAGCAAATGGCTGGATAATCATCAGCAATACGCATAGGAGGGCAACACATGATCACATTGAACCTAGTAATCGGCCTCGTGATTGGATTTGGCGCAGGCACCTACAAGGCGCACCACGCATGGCGCGACATGCTAGACACGGACGAGGACAAAGAAAAAGCTCCAGCGGCGGCCACCGCAGGAGCTCAAGAACAGAACAATATTTTCAATGACTACAGTTTACCACGCTTAGACGTGGACGAGAAGAGGGTGGCTTAAATGCTTGAAATGAGTGACTACCAAGCAACATACGACTATGCCATGGCTGTTGCTGATGATTACATCGACCCAGAGCGGCTTAAGAAATCACGCTTTTTCTACTACGTGCCATTCGAGCTCGGCTACCAGTTTGACGGGGCATTCTTACCAGAAGACGCAGACGACTACCTCACCGAGCTGATTCACCGAGTCGGTTATGACCGCCTCATCGCCATGATGGCCACCAGCAGTCGCGACCGCAACCAGCTAGAAGACGAGATAGCAGACTGCTGGTTCGGCAGTCAAGACTACAAGTACTCGGCACTGGATCTACTTGAAGCGCTGGGGTACCAAAAATTCGACAAAGAACTCATGTGAATCTAGGAGGAGAAAAGCATGGCAAATCAAGTTATCGAGTACAAAGCAAACAATGAGGAAGTGAAGCTGTCGCCGACCATCGTCAGGCAGTTTCTGGTAAGCGGCAATGCGGAGGTCACCGACCAAGAAGTCGTGATGTTCATGCAGTTGGCCAAGTACCAGCACCTTAACCCCTTCCTCAACGAAGCCTATCTGGTCAAGTTCCAAGGCCGACCGGCGCAAATCATCACCAGCAAAGAGGCGTTCATGAAGCGGGCCAACGCGAACCCGCACTACAAGGGCATGGACGCCGGCATCATCGTGGCGCGTGGCGACGAGATGGTGCAGCTCAACGGCACCGTGAAGATGCCTAGCGACAAGCTAATCGGGGGCTGGGCGACTGTCAAGCGGGACGACCGCGAAGACACCCATGTTGAGCTGAGCATGGAGGAGTTTTCCAAAGGCCAAGCGACTTGGAAAAACATGCCGGCGACCATGATCCGCAAGAGTGCGATTGTCAACGCCTTGCGTGAGGCGTTCCCGCAAGAACTCGGCGCGTTATACACCGAGGACGACAAGCAACCGAGCGATGGCCGTGAACCAGCCCGCAACGCGAGTGAGGACGTGCCAGACCTCAAGGAGCTGGTGGACAAGCAAGATGCAGAGCCAGAAGAATCAACGGAGCCTGAGGTGAAGACAGATGCTAAAGGAAATGACAGCGAGCCAGCAGAACACAGCGAAGAGCAAAGCCTCCTCGACAGCTTCGACGCCACTCAAGCTAACGCCGGCTAACTACTACTCGGCTGAAGCAGATTGGAAGTACCAGTCCGCGACGCAGTTCAAGGGTTGGCTACAATGCGAAGCGCCGAGCTTGCCCAGCTTAAGGGCGAGTGGGAGCCACAGCGCGACCCTACCGCCTTGCTGGTGGGAAACTACCTGCACAGCCATTTTGAGTCACCAGCGGCGCATGAGGCGTTTCTCGCAGAGCACCCGGAGATTATGGCAAGCACCGGCAAGACTAAAGGCCAGCTCAAGAAACCGTATCAAGTCGCCGACGCGATGATTGACACGCTCGAGGGTGATCCCGAAGTGATGGCATTGTACCAAGGTCAAAAGGAACTCATCGTCACCGGGCAAATCGGTGGTGTTGATTGGATGGGCAAGCTCGATTGTTTCGCTGACAATCACAAGTACTTTGCGGACTTGAAGACGACACAAGACATTTACAAGCGTATGTGGGTTGACGACAACCGGAGCTGGGGAAGTTTCATCGAGGCGTACCGCTATCCGCTGCAGATGGCCGTCTATCAAGAGCTGGTACGCCAGAACTATGGCACCCGTTCCGCACCGCTGATTGTGGCGGTGAGCAAGCAAGACCCACCAGACCATGAAATCGTCAGCATACCGCAGGACTTGCTCGACTATTGGCTGAACAAGGTGATCGAGCTTCAGCCCCGTATCGAGGCCGTCAAGAACGGCGAGGTGGAACCGAAGCGGTGTGAGCGATGCGAGTACTGTCGGGCCACCAAGCGTGTCTCCAAGATTGTCAGTCTCTATGACTTGGTGAGCTAGGAGGCGATTAGATGGCGATATATAGACAGGTCCAAACGACGATATGGCAAGACAACTGGTTCAGCGAGTTAGAGCCGACAGACAAGCTGTTTTGGTTCTACCTACTGACCAACATCAAAACAAGTCAAAGCGGCGTGTATGAGTACAGCGAGCGACAAGCCGCGTTTGACACAGGACTAAGCCGGAAAGAAGTAGCTGGCGCCCTACAGCGCTTCATAGAGGCCGGACGTGTCCTTTACGATCAAGCAACCAGTGAAATCATGATTTGCAACTGGATGAAATTCAATTCAGCGCGTTCGCCGAAAGTGGCGGCGGTGATTGACCGGGAGCTTGAGAGTATAAAGAGCCGCGAATTTGAATCAGAAGTCATCAAGGCGGCTCAACAATTTAAATATCCTATCCGGGCAAAGTTGGAAAATCTGGATACTGTATCTGACAAATCTGGATACCGTATCGATATGGTATCGCAACCAGAACCAGAACCAGAACCAGAACCAGAACCAACACACAACCAGCATGTAGCTAATGCGGCGGCGCCCGAGAACTCGGCCGGTCCAAGCATCGCGTTTTTCCAAGAAAACCTTGGGGTGATGCCGCCAATCGTGATGGAGCAGGTGATGGACTGGGTCAAGGACCTAGGTAACGACTTGGTCATCGAGGCGATTAAGCGCGCGGCTGAAAGCCAAAAAGAGTGGCGCTATGCTCAAGGCATTTTGCGCCATTGGGACAAGGACGGCATTCGCACGATTGACCAAGTCAAAGCCGATGACGTGAGCCATAACCGGCAAGCACAACAACGCGGTGGCCGCCCATCACGCGTTGAGCAACAACCGGCATGGCTGAAAGACCATGAGGACGCGACGCCAGCGCAACGGCAGCCGAAAGTCAGCCAAGAACAGTTGGCCGAGCAGATGGCGAAACTGCGTGACTTGCAGGCCAAAGGGCAAAAACAGGAGGCAACGCAATGAACGACTTACAAGAATTTGAGTTTGAGGGGCAAGACGTGCGCACCGTCGCTGACGGCGACCAAGTCTGGTTCGCGGCGCGGGACGTGACAGACGCACTTGGGTTGACCAACACCACGGTCGCCATTAGCTCATTGGATCCAGACGAAGTGACTAAGTTTAACTTAGGCAGTCGTTCTGGAGACACCAACTTCATCAGCGAGCCTGGGCTTTATCGGCTGATTGGTGCGAGTCGCAAACCGGCGGCTAAGCGGTTCAATCGTTGGGTGACGCACGATGTCCTGCCGTCTATCCGCAAGCATGGCGCATACATGACCGGCGAGACCATCGAGAACTTGCTCGCCAACCCGGAGAACGGGGCGAAGCTTCTGCTGACGCTTAGCCAAGAGCGAAAAGCACACCAGAAAGAGCGAGAAGCCCGTCAGATGGCTGAGCGGCAGGTTGAGGTGATGGCACCAAAGGCGTTGTTTGCCGACGCGGTTGCTACCAGTGACTCAACCATTCTGGTGCGAGAGCTGGCCAAGGTGCTCAAACAAAACGGCATCGACATGGGCGAAAAGCGGCTATTCGCATGGTTGCGCGACAACGGCTATCTGATCCGCCACCGGGGAGCTGATTACAATTCGCCGACTCAGCGGGCCATGGAGCTGGGGCTTTTCCGCATCAAGGAAACTGCTGTCAATCACTCAAACGGCATTGTGACCGTGACCAAAACGCCAAAGGTGACCGGCAGGGGCCAACAGTATTTCGTCGAAAAGCTACTGCCGCAAACGAACTTGGCAGTTACTAGGGGGTGAAGTGATGCGAGTAGCAAGTGAGCCGCAGGAAATGCGGTGGTCAAAGATTTTGGCATTCATGGCGTGGAAGCACGCCTCGTGGCAGTCGCCGTCAATTCGCGAGATAGGACGGTTCATGGGGTGGCGCTCACCGGCTACACCGCACAGTTGCCTCGCGAAGATGGCCGACGATGGCCTGATTGAATGGCGGGCACGCCAGCCGCAGACTTTGCGCATCACTGCTAAAGGCCGCGACTATCTGGACGACCACCGGGAACTAGTGCGGGGGCTGTTCAATGCCAATGACTAAGATTCTGATACCAGCGGAGCCAGTGTCGCAAGGCCGGCCTAAGTTCGCGCGCATCGGCGCACACGTCACGGCTTACGACCCGCCCGCCAGCAAGCAGTACAAGGCGCTGGTCGCCCAGTACGCTCGCCACCAGTGGCAGGCTTTGCCGCTAGACGGCGCCGTGAAGCTCCGGGTAGTGTTTTACCGGCCGCTACAAAAGAGCCTCACACAGGCCCAGAGGCGGCGCAGAATGGCAGGCTGGGAACGTCCGATAGTCAAGCCTGACCTAGACAATTATTTCAAGGCTGTTACAGACGCGCTCAAGGGAATCTGCTGGAAAGACGACAACCAGATCGTTGAGGTATCCATGGCTAAGCGGTATGACGACGGCAGCGGGCCGCGAGTCGAAGTAGAAGTGGAGGAAATCTAATGGACAAGTTGGAACTGATTGAGGAATGGGGCCGCGAGCGTGGCCTTGATAAAGCTGACAGCACACACCAGCTTACTAAGCTGATTTCGGTAAGGCGGTAGACTTGTTCATGGTTGGCAACATCATTAAGTACGTTGTCCGCTATCCGAAAAAGAACGGCATTGAGGACTTGCTAAAGACCCGCACGTATCTCAACCGGCTGATTGAGCGAACCGAGGCGAATGATAGTGACGATTAAAGGCGTTACCGGTCACCGTAGCAACACTGCACCAGTGTGGATGCAGAAATGGTTTTGGCCTTTGGAAGATGAATACGGAACAGTGAACAACGTTCCGGAAGATGACCCACGATTGAAGCTGTTGCGGCTCACCATGACGAACCCGAATTATTCCGATGAGCGACTGGAGGCAACGGCAATCGCCGCCAGCGCAAACGGGAAACTTAACATTGGCAACCGCAATGGCGCAATCGAGAACCACACGCCAACGGCAATCGACGAATTGATTTGGAAACTCCACGTCGAGGGTCGGGCGAATACGTATATCGCCACAGTTTCTGGTTGTGACCTGCAAGCGTTGCGGAAGAAATTAAAGCGGCTCAAATCGACACACCACGATCAAACCGATTACGTGAAGCGCCAGTTGACGAATATGGTAGCTAACGGCGACAGCGTAGCAAAGATGATGCTGGCGGTCGGGTATAAATACCGATGGGTGGCAGAACGTGCGTTGAAACGATATGGATTGGAGGACTGAAAATGTTATACGCGATTAAGAACGACGAAGGAGAGTGGCAGACGGGCGAAGCGCTATGGAGTTCGATTGGTGACGCAGAGGTGTACGGAACGCGTGAAGACGCGGAACAGGATGCACGCAATTTCGGCGGCCACGTAGTCGAGCTAGTCGAGGCCCCGGCGAAGGTCGTGGTGAGCAAAGAGGAAGCGAAGATGCTTGAGCAAGCAAAGAAGAACGGATACCCAGCAGAGGTTATTGACGCTTACAACGACATGCGACCAGATGAAGACCGCCTCATGCGCGCCTACGTCAACGGGTGGACGGTCGAGAAGCCGAAGCGGTACGTGCTGCCAATGCCTGGCACTGACTATCACAACAATCAGATGCACGGAAACGCTCAATATTACGCAGTCAAAGGAACTGGAAACTGGCGGCCTGACGCAATTGCTTTAAGCACTGACGATGCCGTCAAACATGGATACACCGTCACCCAGTCGGACATCGACGCGGCGCCTGACTGGGTTAAGGCGATCACACCTGTGGAGGTGACTGACAATGACGACTAAAGCTGACATAGACGCTGCGCAAAAGGCCATCGATGCCGCTAACAATGCAATCAACAAACTTGATCTGTGTGGCCTGTATGATTGCGCGTGGCAAGCAAACAACAACTATAAACGTATCATCGATTACAACAAGGAACAGTTGGAGGTGACTGACGATGAGCAATGAGACGAAGCGGGACGTGTTCGAAGTAGCGATGAACCACGCGACGAAAAGCGGTTGGGTTGATTATAGCGAAATGATGAGTAGATATGATGCCGCCTTGCCAGATGATCTGCCGGTGATTCCGAAAGCGGTGAGTGAATACATCAAAAATCTGTGGAAATACCATCGCGATCTTGTTGATGTGTTTGGCCTGGTACGTGACCTAGGCATCACCCGAACAGAACCCAATGGCGTTCTACTTTGGGTAGCTCACAACACTGACGCATTCGCCCGTGCATGGGTGCTAGATGCCTGGTGTGTTGAAGAAACAGGCGAAATCGTGAAATTGGAGGCGGAGAAATGAAGAACGAAATTTGGGCACTGCGTATCATTCAAAATTGGAATCAAGCCCAGTACGTTGTTGGAAAGCAGCCATTGTTTACAACACAAGGAGAATGGCCGGAAGAAAACAATCACAAAAAAAGTTGTCAGTATCTACCATCTGCTCGGCGAAGCTGCTGGGTACAAAATCGTATATGATGACGGATCTGACACATTTGTTAGTGATACTACCGAAGGAATCATTATTGAAGAACGGGAGGTGGGGGAATGAGCTTATATGTTTATCTCGGAATCAAGTTCTGGTTCGAGGTCATTTCTACAATCATTGTCCTCACTGCGTTTGCTATCTGGCTAATTGGGAAAGGTCAAAATAAAAACCGCCATTGCTGGCGGCTGTAGTTAGCACACTCGATTTGAGTGCTAGCTCCATTATATCAAAAAAGCGCACCTGATTAAGGTGCGCTGGAGGTATTTGAAGTTGGGGAAGTTATAAATGAAGTTGATGAACTGAGTCATTCAATCTAGGGATATACCTCCACCGATATTATAGCAAACCAACACGCCGAAGGTTCATTTAAATACGCAGAAAGAAAGAATTAACACGGTATAAGCATCAAAAAAAAGCGTACCATTACGGCACGCCTTCCCCCAAAACTTTTCCGATACTCATTATAGCATAAGGGGTGGCCTAAAGATGACGTTAATTCCAGAAATAGACGAAAATGCGACACGTACAAAGGCAAGAGAGATATTGAAAGACTTCCGAACGCTATCACGTATCGGCGGCGTCTATTTGTCTGACATTAAGTCACCCGTTATAGATGGTATGCCAAAGACGCATTCAGTAAACAACTCCGTAGATGGCAAATTGGCTAAAGTCGTCAGTGCCCGTATTAGCGTTGAACTGATCGAACATGCTTTGATGGCGCTGACAACCACAAGCTTCTGGATGCTGTTTTATTCATACTGCAACAAAGAGGTGCTGACTTATGACCAGATTGCTTATCGCATGCAAGGATACTCAAGAGAATCAATCAAGAAGCTTAAGAACCGAGCACTGCTAGAATTTGCAGAAGCCTATCAAGGAGAAAATCTATTGGTTTTCAAAAGCCCCGAAAAAGCCCCGAATTAGCCCCTTTTTGGCCCCGAAAAAGCCCCCAAAAGTTCGTTTGTAGGCAGTATTATGGTATTGTGCCAAAGGTGAGAACCGGCGGTGCTTCCTTCTTTCATTGTATGACGATTTGCCTCGATTCGCGGTGATTACGCCTCCGTGGATAGGTAGCTCCGATGTGGAAGCCACGCATGGCTGCCGGTTCGATTCCGGCACGGAGCATAGCTTGCGACGATCCTGTCTGACGGGGGAGCGAGCAACACAAGAGGATAGAGCGTTTCTAGAACGCGGAGCGGTTGACATTACCCAACACCGTATGCTGCAACAATATATAGCTTACTGCGCTGGCTCACGTGGTCAGTCAAAACACATGTTCATCTGGTATGCAGTTTGAGATGACCAGCTCTTGGCGGGATCTGTGCTAGTAGAACCGTTAGTCGCGTGGGTGACGATCGCATCCATGCGCATGGCATATCGGGGCAGCGCCCTGACGTCCAACTGGATGCGTACCCAGAGGGGACTCGCCCGCCTGATGCCGCTCTTACGTAGATGTAGCTCAATCGGTAGAGCTCGCAACTTATAATTGCGTGGGTGCAGGTTCAAGCCCTGCCGTCTACATTCACTTTACTGTAGTATTCCGGTTCGTGATGGAGTACTATTTTTTTGAGGTGATAAACATGTCAAACGAAAATCCTGTACACGCTCAAATTGTTATGTCAGAGGGGGTTGAATTGGTATCTAACAACAGTCTTCCCAAGATTGTTGGACCTACTTGTGCTTGGCATGCCCCTGATGGAGACTGCATTAACATTTAACGTCTCTGTACTGACATATGGTCTGGATTATAGTGTTGAGCATAAGGTTAAACTTGAAGTACTTGAAGACGAAAAGGTTATTGCTAGACTTGAAAACGGAATATCATCAATTTCCAAGTTTTTGGGTGGATTTGTCTTCAACTTTGGGATCCGAAACGCGGTTTTCAAGAAGACCGGA